CCCGCCGTTGCGCCGCGTGTGGCAACACCCGTCGATGAAAGCGTTGCCGATATCTTGCCACAACTGCGCGCTGTCGTCCGCGACCGTGCGCAGTCGTTGAATGAACCGGAAAAGCTGGCGCAGGCATTGGGCATTAACGCGGCAAAGCTGCGCCGGGGGTTGATGCAATTGGCGGCGGGCAAAGAAATCCGCATGAACAAGAAACAGCAGTTCATGCGTTTGCCAGTTGAAAATGGGCCAGTCGACATATTGAAATTCATCGGGCGCGCGGGCGGTCTTTCGGAAGATGGATTGAGCGCAGGCGGACGCAAGCTGGGCACCAAAGGCCATCGGCTTGGCAAAGGCGGGCGCGATTATAACCGGCAGCTTATTCCCGGCAGCGGGCCGCTTGTCCGCAAGGCGGGGCGCGGTATCGATGAAATCGGCGAATTGTTGCATGAAGCCGGATATTTTGGCGACCCGCAAGGGCCGCGTCCAACAGAAGCGCAGGTGTTGGAGGCCATTGATCTGGCTGCAACGCAGGGCAAGAAAATATATCCGTTCGGTCAATCACGCGAAGCCAATGTGGCCACGCCCGCAAAGTCGATTTTCCGTAGCGAGGAAGAAGAATATTATATCCGCAACATGTTTGACGATGTGGCGCAAGCCAATGGTTACAGCATGGATGACGCCGATTTTGCAATTGCGGCACGAATCCTTTTAACCGAAGATGTCGAAACTATGGACGACGCGGTGCTTTTGATGGTAAACCGTGAGCTGCAAGACATACAGGCAGCGGCGTTTTACGAAGTTAAGGAAGATTATTATGCCAGCATCGAAGACCGATTTGCCAAAGCCTGGGCCGAAGATGCAGGCATTGATGATGCAGCTATCGACGGACGCCAAGCTGACGCCGGAAACGCAAGCGCGGGCAGCCAAGATGCACCGGATGCTTTCGGGCAAAGCCGCGTCGACAGCCAAGACGAACTAGAGCCACCTTATTTAGACCAAGGCGCATTACGCGCGTTCGACGATCCAGACGGACCCGCCTCAATAGGTGTTCTTGAAAGCCTAAAACACGACCTGCGCGCGCTCGTCGATCCCGCCATTGCCGAACGGCAAGCGCAGTTGGCCAGCCTCCAAGCCGCAAGCCCGATGCAAGCCAAGGTCGATCAGGAGTCGACCATCGGTTCGCCGTTGTTCGATGCGGTTGACCAATTCGCGTTTCGGATGGACGACGAAGGCGACGAAGTTGCACCTGCCGACTTGCTGGCCGAAATCGACGCCGAAGATGCAATGATCAAGAATATAAGGGATTGTTTATGAGTCCTCCGCTTCGCAAGCTCTATGACAATGCTGAATTCGCAGAGGGCTTCGACCCCGCCGAAATGGACCGCCTCGACGAATTGGCTGATAAGTGGATGGCAGATCAAGGCGTGCAACGGTTGCTTGATGGCCTTGGAGAAGCGTATAATTCGGCGGTGCCAGATATCGGGCTTCAAACGCGATTCCGGCAAATGCTTTCGACGGTCGCACATCAATGCTATGTCGAAGGCGCATTGCGCATGGGAGCATCTGAATAATGGCACTCGGCACCTGCATCCCTGACCTGATCGCGCAAGGCAAAATCCCCGCCGATCGCGCCGAGCAAATCCGTGCGCGTTATGACGAAATGGTGCGCGGCTATGAGCCTCGGCTTGGCCGTGCGGCCGCAGAGGCAGAGGCGACGCGGATTATCGTTTCCAATCTGGAGTCGGATGTGATTGCGAAGCAAAATGCGCAGCTTAAGCAAAGAAAAGTGCAAGGTGAATGGCTTGGCCGGATGACGGCAGATGCAGGCGACGGTCCGTTCAAGCTGGCAACGGCGATCGACTATGTGGCGCAGATCGACAAGAAAATCGACACGGTGCGCGGTTCGGCCTTTGCCAGCCTTGATGAATTCCTCGCTAAGCATCGGCGCAATTTGCTGGGGCAGATACGCGACAAAAGCGACCTTGCCGATGTGCTGCGCGAGCGGTTTGGGCAATCCACCGGCAACGTAAACGCGCGCGAATTTTCGCAGGCGATGGGTGATGTCATGGAAATGTTGCGCCAGCGGTTCAATCAGGCGGGCGGGCGAATCGGCAAGTTGGAACAATTTGTGTTCCCGCAACGCCACGACCAAGCGCTTGTGCGCGCGGTGTCGTTTGAAGAATGGGCCGATTTTGGACCGATATCGCGGGCGCGCCTGATCGACCTTGAAACCGGAGAGCCAGCCAGCGGCATGAAGCGACTCGATATCTTGCGCCGCATGTATGAAAATATCCGTGCCGATGGGGCAAGCAAGGCAAAGCCGGGGCAAATGTTTGCCGGGTCGCTGGCATCGCGCCGCAGTGATCCGCGCCTGATCCACTTCGACAATCCCGACGACTGGCTGGAATATCAGGGGCGCTTTGGCGGGGCGGATAACATTTACGATATCTTTGTCGGGCATGTCGAAAGCATGGTGCGCGACATAGCGTTGATGGAAGAAATGGGGCCAAACCCCACGGCGACGCTGCGTTTTATGAAAGATTGGATGGAGAAGTCGATCAAGTTGAAAGGCAGTCAGTCGGACATCGACAATTTGGGTAGCGTCGATGGCAAGCTTGGGCGCATGTACGACGTTATCAGCGGCAACAATCACATGGTTGAAAACCGGCGCTTGGCGCTGGCGTTTAGCGCGTTTCGTGCGCAGCAAGTCGCGGCGAAGCTTGGCAGCGCGATATTGTCGGCCGTGCCCGATATGGCAACGATGATGAAAACCGCCAATTTTAACGGTATTCCCGCCATGAAAATGGTCGGACGCTATGCCAAATTGTGGACCGGCGCGCAGGAAGATCGCGCGCTTGCGGTGCGGGCGGGCCTGATAACACAGGATTGGTTGACGCTTACGTCGGCATCCTATCGCTACAATGGCGAGGAATTGACCGGCGAGATTGCGCGCCGCATGTCCGATTTTGTCATTCGTGCGCAAGGGCTGGGCCGTCACACGCGCAATGGCCAGTGGGCGTTCGGCATGGAAACGATCAGCTGGCTGACGCACAACAAAGCGAAGGGCTGGGACGATATCGACCCGGCGACGCGCGCGATGATGGAGCGCCACCAATTAGGCCGGCAGGATTGGGACAATTACCGTGCCAGTGACACGATCGAGGAACGCGGAGCCGAATGGCTGTTGCCGACCGAGATTGCCGACAAGCGGCTTGGCGAGCGATTCCTGCAAATGATCCTGACCGAAACCGATTATGCGATTATCATGCCCGATGCGCGCACGCGGGCGATGATGGCGGGGATGCCAAAGGCAGGGACGTGGCTTGGCGAAATCATGCGGTCGTCGTTGCTGTTCAAGGGCTTCCCGCTGGCGGTGCTTTCGTTGCACGGGCGGCGGATGCTCGAACAGGGCGGGATCCACAACAAGGCAAAATATGGCCTGACCTTGCTGGGCATGATGACGGTTGGCGGCGCGATATCGGTGCAGCTGAAACAGGTGGCGGCGGGTAAAGACCCGCAGCCGATGGAAGACCCGCGATTTGCCGGTCGCGCGTTGATACAATCGGGCGGCCTCGGGCTGTTCGGCGATTTGATCTATAATTCGGAAAACAGTTTCGGCGGCGGTGTGGCCAAGACGCTGTTGGGGCCGGTGCTTGGCCAGACATTGGGCAACGCGCTTGCCATTCCGGCCAATAGCGCGGTCGCTGCGTTCGATGGCGATCCTGAAACCGACACGACACTGGCCAAGGATTCGGCGAAGCTGTTGCTTAACGAAATCCCCGGTAGGAACCTGTGGTACACGCGGCTTGCTTATGAGCGCGGCTTTGCCGACATGATCCGTGAATGGAGCGATGAAGATATAGCGGGCGCTTATGCACAGCAGGAACAGCGCGCCGAGAAGGAAGGCACGGCTTATTATGCGCCACCTGGTGCGGGGCTGAGCGGAATGCGCGCGCCAGATTTTGCCAATGCCTTTGCCGAGGTGCAGGAATAATTATTGCCAAATAGAATAACCTGAATTACATACGACATCGCCGCCCGCCGCTTTGACCATTTGGGAAAGTGTGCGATGACCAAGACAGCCGTTGTTAGCAGGTCTGCCTATGTGGCCGATGGCTTGGCCACGCCGCGCAATATTGGCTTTCCGCTGCAATCTGCGGCTGATTTGATCGTCAAGGTCAATGGCGCGTTGCAGGCGTTGAACACGCATTATACGATCACCGGCCCGCTTTCCAACCCTGTCATGACGCCATTGTCGCCCTTTTGGGCCAATGGCGCGACGGTGCGTTACAAGCGCAAAACGCCAGCCAGCCAACAATATGACGCGCAAGCCGGTGCCGCCTTGTCCGCCGAAGGGCTTGAAGCCACGCTCGACCGCAACGTCATGGCGATTCAGGATATTGAGGGCGAACAGGCCGATTTAACGGCACGGGCGGTGTCGGTTGATGAAGGCGCAACCGCCCCAAGTCTCGACATTGCTGGCCTGATTGAAGGCGACATATTGGAATATCGCGGCGGTAAGTTCCGTCGGTTTTTGCGGGAAGCATTTGCCGGGAAATTCTTTGCGGGTGACGCAACTGGCAAGATGGTGCCTGCAAGCGGCATTGGTGTTGATTCCGCATTGCGCACAGACATTGCGGCATCTGGTGGCTCTGGGCTTATGGGGTTCCTGCAAGCGGGGACGGGTGCTGTTGCAGAAACAATGCAAACAGCCATGCGCCGGATGCCTGTAACGCTGGAGCAATTCGGCGGCGGCACTGGCGTAGCGAACAATTACACGGCAATGGTGGCTGCGTTTCGCACTGGACGGCCCATCATGCTTGGCGCGGGTGAATATACGTTTTCAACTGCGATTGACTTTGGTGTTCTCAATACTGGTGGCTCTGCGTTTACGGCTCCAAATATCACCATCTTTGGCGATGGCATGGATCGCACCACGCTTAAATACACAGGCGCGGGAACGGGCTTGAAGGGTGGACGCACGGCTCCTGCGTCAAACGGTTATGGGCAAACGCTTCACCTGTTTGACCTGACATATTCGGGCAACGGAACGGGCAGCACGGCGCTAGGCACGGTAAACAATCCCGCGATCACATATGGCAACTTTACCACGATTCCAGGCAATGGGTTTTCTGGCTCTAACTCAACGCAATACGGGATTGAATGGGAGATGGAAGGGGGTTGTGTAATCGAGCGTTGCCGCCTCACGAAGTTCTACACACCGATCCGCACAAAGCTGGGATATGGCGCGACAATCCGCAATAACCACATTACGGGCAACCAGATTGGCATTGAGGTAGGTCAAGCGGTTACGACGCTTTCGATTACTGGGAACATCATTGAACGCAATGCAATCGGTATCACGCTTTGGATTTGCGGCGGTATAATGATAGAAAACAACGCAATCCAAGGCAACTATGCGGGTTGTGATATTTATTCGTTTATACTTAATCGCTCCGTTTCAGTATTAAACAACTATTTTGAGGTATCGCCTAAATGTTTTGTGCAGAATGGCAGTAATGCAAACCTATCATTTCGGTGCAGCAATTTCCGCTTTGAAGGAAACTACGCGCTTGAAGTTGACATTGTGGAGTTTGCCAGCGGGTTTGTATTCTCACGCAACAGCATGAAGTCGTTTGCGGTAGCAACGGCAAATATCAGCGACATCATTGTTGAAAATAACCGGGATCATGCAAACGACAACTTGTCTCGCTTTGTAAACTACACAGGAACAGGCGCGGCAAATATCATAAAGAATGATGCGCCGCTGATTTACTCGCAAGTTTATGACGTGACATCACTCGCAAACGGCGCGGTGGACACTGTAAACGTCACGGTGACGGGCGCGGTGGTTGGTGACTTTGCCCAGGCATCCCTATCGACAATGCAAGCGGGCCTTAACATCATCGCCACGGTTATTTCGGCAAATAATGTGCGGATCGAAATTGAGAACAAGTCGGGCGGCACGGTTGACCTTGCAAGCGGAACGCTGCGGGTTCGCGTGTTTAAAGCATGACGCAAGGGGAGCGCCTCATGCGGATTGAAACGCTTTTGCACCGGTGCTGCCAATGAGCGACCTTGGCATGATCATATCCGCCGCAGTCGGCGCGCTTACGCCGGTTGGCGCTGGCGTCGCTTTCCTTTGGCGGAAATTTGAAACGCTGCAACGTGACGTTAATGACTGCAAGCAGCATCGCGGTCGTGACCAAGAGCGGATGCGTCTGACGACAGAAATATGTTTTGAGTTGTGCACCAATGGCGTGCCGCCCAAAAACCCTTCGGTTGCGCCGCTTGCGCGCACATTGCGCGCGACATGGAGCCTTGAAGAGCCGATCCCGCAAAGCTGGCTTGAATTGCTCGACCAGATCGACGGCAAGCGCCAGCCCGTGCCACGCCGCCGCCGCCGAGCCTCACAGGAGACAGTGCAATGAACGCATTCAACCACGGCGCGTTCGTCAAGGCGTTGCGCGTGCGTCGCGGGTCAATTCCTGCCGACCTGTACAATGATATTATGGCGGCGCTGGAAGCCGGATTAAAGCCAGATGGCACGTTGAAGCCGCAAACGGCGAGCGTGCCGCACGTTAGCGATGTGCCATGGGTGAACATTGCGCGGTCGCAATTGGGCCTGAAAGAAATTCCGGGGCCAAAGCATAATCCCAAAATCCTTGAATATTGGGCAGCGGCAAAGGCGTCATGGTTCAAAGATGATGAAACGCCGTGGTGTGGCGGGTTCATTGCCTATTGCATGGTCAAGTGCGGCATAGTGCCACCAAAAGACGCGCCGCGCGCTATTAGCTGGGCAACATGGGGCAAGGCATGCCCGCCGCAAGTCGGTGCCGTGGGTGTCAAAAAGCGCGTCGGCGGCAATCATGTGTTCCTGATCGTCGGCATCACCAAAGATGGCGCATATTATAAGTGCCTGGGCGGAAATCAGGGCAATATGGTGTCGATCATCGACATACTTGTCAGTGAAGTGACGGCAATCCGTTGGCCGTCGTCGCACCCGTTGTTGAACATCAAGCTGCCGGTCATGCCGCGCGGCACAACAGGGGTGAGTGAGGCATGAAAACCGAATTGATGCGCGCAACATTGGCCATTGTGCTGTTGCTGTCGTTTCAGCTCGCGCTGGCGGCGCTTTTCAAATGGCAGGTTCCCGAAACCAATCGCGACATGATAATTTATATGCTGGGGCAGTTGTCCGGCATGGTGACGACGGCGCTTGTTTTTTATTTCGGCACATCAAAATCGAGCCAAGACAAAAACGCGGTCATTTCCAACATGACGGACAATGTGGCCAGCGGCAAAGCCAGTGAAGTTGAACAGGATGCAGAGGCGGAGAAACGCCGCCTTGCCGCCGAGCAAGGGGAAAGTTGATGGCCAGCCAACCCCCCGCCCTTCGCCCCGAACAGATTGCGGCCATTCAGCAAGCCGGACATGCGCGCCAAATGCTTGCGGCCAGCAATGCGGCAACCGCCGAGGAATCGCTTTCGGCTGCCAGCGGCGGGTTGAACGATGGGTTGAATGCCAAGCAAGAACAAATTGACGCGTTGATCGCGCGTCTTGATGCGGCGGACATTCCATGATGCCGCGCCGTGATAAAAACATTCCCTTTAACACCGGTCTTGTGCCGCTACTTTTTTGAAAGGCCTATTCATGCTCGACAATATCCTTACGCACGATGACCACCGCTCCCCGCTATATATGCGCACGACCGCAAATGGCGATGTGCATACGCCCCACCACATTTCCGAGAATATAAAAATTCAATTTCGCGATGATTTTGCCGGCGCGGCGTTGGACCCCGATAAATGGGAACTGATTGCCACTGGCCCCGGCATGGCGATCAGCTTTCCCGGCGGCACGACAAGCTATCTGAATATCAACTCTGGCGTTGATGTAGACAGCGAAACGATTATCCGCAGCCGTGACGTGTTTCAACTTCCCATGAGGTCAAGCTGTAGCGTTACGGCATCGCAACGCATTGCCAACAGCGAGTTCTTTGTCGAATTTATTGAGTGCGATGCGGCGGGTGTTCCTATCACAAGCGCGGCCAACCAGACAAACGCGGGCACGTCGCCTGATTACGCGGCGATCAAATTTGATGGCACGTCAGCGACAAGCGCACTGGTTGTTGTGCGTGGCGGCGGTGCGCCGGAATTTGTGCCTGCGGCGTCAACGATCACAACTACATTAGCGGGTGGCACGTCGCCAAACTTTACACCGGCAAATATGCTCGAGATGTTGGTTGGTGGCGATTATGTGCAGTTAAACTCGAGCGCAATCGATTCTACCTCTGTGGCAACGACCCCGCGCCGCGTAACGCAAAGCGCGCCGGCCCCAAGGGCATTTTATCGCCTTCAGATACGCGCACATAATTTAAGCACGGCCCCTGCGTCGGCTACCGATTATAGGCTGCACTTTATCCGCCTTCAAAGCTGGGCACCCTTGGCCGCAGAAATTGTTGGTGGAAATGGTAATGTCAGCGGCGCAGGTTCGATTGGTGCAACTATTGTTGGAACGCCAACGGTCACGGCAAATGTTGCAGGCGCAAGCGCCGAAGATGCTGCGGTGTCTGGAAACGCGGTGCGCGCTGGTGGCCGCGCGCGCACATCGCCGCCAACAACTTTTGTTGCAGGTGACGGCGTTGATCATACCATGACGACCGCGGGCCAATTGCTTACGAAGCAAGGTGGCTTGCCCGAGCAAATGTGGAATGCGAATTTGAATATCACAAGCGCGACACCTATTGCTGCGGTGTTGGCAGCAGGGGCCAACTTAAAAAACAATCTGACAAAATGCAGAATGACGAACACAGGAATTGCTCTTGATTTCATCATTCTGGATGGTGCGACCGAACGCTATCGTGTTCCGCTGGCGGTAGGTCAGTCGGTTGATGAGGTATTCGAATTGGACCGACTTATTGCGACGGCAAATACCGCATTGAACGTGGCATTGTCTGCCGCTGGTAGCGTCCGCTTCACGGCCCAAGGCCACGCAGCTTTTAACTAAGGATAACAACATGGAAATTATAATCGAAAGAAAGCAATTTGAAGCCGTCCCGCCCGTCATTGAAGACGGCGCAGAAATATTTGAACAAGAGTTGGCGCAAGACGCGCCCGGCACATGGGCGGTACGGCATACCGCCATTGATGAAAACGGAACGCGTAGCGGGAATATCTTTATCGACGGTCCCGCCAATGCGACGGACGCGTTTTTTAAGGAAAAAATTCTTGAAGCTTATGGCATCACGCCCGTGTCATGATAATTGCATGGTTCAAAGGGTTGAATATGTTGGCGAAGCTAGGCGTCGTTTTGACGGCCCTGGCTTTGGTCGGCATCGCGGTCGCCACGATCAACCATTTCATTGATGTCGCTTTTCAGTCGGCCGAAAAAACCGGCGCGGCCAATGTGCGCGCCATTGTTGCAGAGGAAGGAATGTCAAATGTCAAATATGCCAATGAAGCTGCTGCTGAGGTTCGGCGCGATCCTGTTGTGCGCCATACCGATTGCGTGCGCGACTCCAGAACCCCCGAAAACTGTTAGCGACGTGAGTTGCGCGGCGTATAGCAGGATTAGCTATGCGCAATTGACGCCAGCGCAGCGCGCATTGCCCGCCGATCAACAAATCGATTTAGGTAATAAAGCGGACAGCGACATGACGGTGGCCGAAATACAGGCGCATAATGCCCGCCACAACGCGATTTGCGGGGCCGTGCAGCCCCAATAGGGCAGCGCGGGACCGTAAGTGGCCGAAGCGCGCTGCGGCCCCTTACAGCGCCTAAAATGAAAGGCTTGGCCCTATTGTGAAATCCACAACCTAACACCCCTTTAGACTCAGGACACAAATTCTGTGGTCAACCGAGCGGCGACGTAGCAATGCGTCGCCGTTTTGCATGGCGAAACCAGACAGACTTTGCCAGCAAACAAGCGCAAATGGCGACAAGTTTTGCAACCTAAGTAATTGAAATATAGAAGGTGGCGGCAGTCTTACCGTTAGACGACCGGGGAAGAAGTGCGGCCTGTAACCCGCAGAAATGCGTGGGTCAAGTGCGCAAAATGGAAATCAGACAGACTCATTCGGAGTCTGTCGGACAGACTCCGGGTTAATTATCAACGAATTTGTAATAGCCAACATTGCGATATCCTATCGTTCGGACGAAGCGATATGTCGCGGTGAAAACTTTGCGGTTCATGACAAATGGATCATGCGCCCACTCCAATACCCGTAGCGACAAATCCGGCGCGCTCACATGCCAGAAGTCAGGGGCGATTAATCCTTTTTCTTCGCCTAGATCAATCAAATCAACTTTGAGTTTTTGCCCATCAACAGGGCCACCACGGAATTCATAAACCGGATAAGGCAAATATTTGTCGAACGTTTCGGCTAAGGTGCTCACGCTTCATTCCTTTATTAAAAAGAGAAATAAATCCAATACTCGCTATCCCGCTCAAGCAAATCGGCAAGTAATTTCCATCTTTCCTCGTTCACATCAGGCCAGTTTGCGGCTCGAAACGCGGCAAAGTCACGAGGCCGTGAGTATCGATACTGTGCCGTGCAAAACGGTGCATAAAAAACCGAAAATGCGGATGATGTCGCACTTGCCGATACATATGCGGTGATAGCAAAATGCGACCATGCCGCTCGGCAGACAGCAAAAATCGCTGTAACCAAAATTCGTCTCGTAAAGTCATTTTACGGCATACTCCGTGGCAAATTTATGGTTGGATTACCTCAAATAAAATCGCGGGACTGCGCGCCTCGCGTTTCCAACTGAATGCACAATAATCGGGGGTCGGTTGTCCACGTTCTGGTGGTGTTTCGAGCGGTATTCCCATAAATTTTTCAATAGGTGGTAACGGTTCGTGTGTGCCCGTTATATCGGCCCACTCATCATTTAATTTTTTCTCAGCCCTAGAGCCAAGATGAAGCGCCTCAATGTGCGCGCCCTGGCGCAAAAGTTCGCGGCGGATTTCTTTGATGCGGTCGAAGCCGATGGCCATCGTGCCATGTTCAATGGCATTAGCAACCAAGTCGGGCGATGCCCTTAGATGGTCTGCCAAATCAGGAAACACAGGCTTTGGCGGAAATTTCCGTGGGTTATTATTGCTCACGCTTCGTTCCTTTCTTGCTTGCGGTCTTGGCTGGCGATGATCGCGCGGGCGAAGGCGGCGGCGCTGCCGCGTTCGTTGGCGGGCATGTAGGTTTTCAAAATATCTTCGACCTCGCTGATATTATGGCCGCTGCGCGATGCGATTTGTTCTTTGCTTGCGCCCATGTCTTTGTGCCAGCCCATGCCGGAGCGGCGAATGTCGCGGAATTGCAAGCCAGTCAATTCGTCAGTCAGCCAGTTGTCGCCGGATGCGCGCGCGGCCTCGATCGCGAAATTGACGACATTGCGGAAGTCGCGGTTAAATTCGCGTTCGTGCCATAATTTGCCCGCTCCCTGGCCTGCGCCATCGTGGAACAAAATATAAGCGGCGTCGGCATTGTGCATTGCGGCAAGCCGCGCCTCGACCTTTAGCCGTAAGTCATGGTGCACGGCGTTGCCGATCCATGCGCCTGTCTTTGCCTGTTGAAAGCGGAGGCCATAGACAAGGCCGTCAGGGCCGCACAGGGCCGCGCGGTCGCTGGCATCCAGATCATTCATGCGGCGCCAGTGCATCGCGGTCGCGGTGCGCAGGTCACCGGGCCGTTGCAACGTATAAAATCCTAGTTCAAGGGCCAATGCCACGCGTTCCAAATCATGATTGCGCGCGGTCGCGGCCAAAAATTCGACGATTTCTAACGCGACGCTTTTCCTACGGCGCGGCGGTGTAGGGACGACGAGCTCTTTTGACGGGTCAGATCCACGACGGAGCATCTTCGCCTTTTTTTCGGCATAGCCCATTAGCAGTGAAAATACGCGCATGATCGCCGCTGCCTTATAGGCGCTGCTATGGTCGACAAGGCTGTCGCGCAAATCCTCGGCCACTTCGCGGGTGATATCGGATAGCCGCGTGTTGCCATTTTCCGCCCATTTGGAGAGCCATTTCAACCGGCTGTCATATTCCTTTTGCGTTTTGGGTTTGCGCGCCAGCAAGCCGTTTTTTTCATCGGCGCGATAGGCGCGGTCAAGGTCGGACCAGCGGGCGTGGAATCGGTTGGCAGGGGCAATCGGCTTTGCTTCGGCTTCATGGCCAGATGCACCCACGCGCCATGCGTCGAGTTCGGCATTCAGCGCCTCTGCCTTGGCAATGGCGGCGACGTAATTGTCACCCAGCATGACGGTTGCCCAGCCCATGCGGCGCAATGTGGCCGATGGTTCCCATTTGTAGGTGACGCGGCCTTTGGCGCGCGGGACAGGCTGAAAATAGCGAGGGGTGCGGCGTAGCTTAGGCACGGGCCGATTCCAGTAATTCAGCCAGCAAGCTTTTGCCGGGCACCATCTTGCCGCTTAAAATGCGTTGGGCGGTACGTTTGTCAATATTGTGGCGTCGGGCCAGTGCATCATGACCGCCAAGGCGCGAGATATAAGCGCGGATGATCGGAAATTCTGGGTAAATGGGTAGAACGGGCATTCGGACTCCTTTCCGGTGGGGTGGGCGAAAGTGCTACTTTCGCCCAGCATTGTCAAATCACGCCAGCCCCAAAGCGGTTTTGTAGGTGTCGAGGATCGCGTCCATTTCGTCGCGGTCGTCCTTGGTCATTCTGCGCAGCTTTATGATAACGCGCATGATTTTGGTGTCATATCCTTGGCTTTTTGCTTCGCTATAGACGTCCTTCTTGTCATCGCGGATGCCCTTTTCTTCTTCTTCAAGTCGCTCGATCCGCTCCATAAACAAGCGTAATTGCTCGGATGATACATGTCCTTCGGCCATTTTAGTTTTCCTTCTTTGGTTTATTGGTGGTTAGGTGGATATTCTGATCAAAAAGGGCAGAAATCGCCGTTTCGATATTGTGCAAGTGTCGTTATTTTTCCGCGTAAAATGATCAGCAATATCTGCGGGCGACAATGCCAGCAACCGTCGCGACGCCATAAATTGTCACGGTCGCCAAGGAACAAAAATTTTGACTTCAATCCTAAGCTAAATGTCTTGTTGCGCCGTTCGGCACGATATTTTTTGTTATCGCGCTTCATTTTAAGGCGTTGATGAGCGGACTCGCGTTCGCGCACATGGCGGGTTAAAAGCTTCATCGTCATGGCTCTTGGTTCATGATGCAATTGTCGATCCAGTCCATTGCGGCCATGGATAGAGCGGCGCTGATGGCCAGTTTGCGGCGGATATAGTCGAAGTTTGCGGCTTCGTTTCCACCGCAATATTCCATGGCGTGGGTCAGGCGTTCGCGGGATCGGCCAATCATATTGATAAGCCGTTCCTCCGCATCGCTTTCGTCGCTGTGGCCGTGCTTGGTCACTTGTTCCATGCGGAGCTTATTGACGTCCAGCAAGGCAGCCGGATGCCGCATAAGCCGGTCAAGCGTTGCCTGTTGCGCGCTGTTCAATTCATGGCGTTGCTTAACGCGCGGCGGCGCAGCGGGTGTGCCGTCGAACAGGTCCGTCGATGCTTCGAGCGGCGGGCGATCAAATGCTGGGCTGTCCATTTTTCTGGCTCCTGCTTCCGACATGGCCAACACGGCCAAGGTTGCTGCACCAATTCAAGCTGCGCTGTTCGGCGTAGCGCCGTTCGCGGCGGCGTTTTTCGGAAAGTGAAATAGGCGGGCGGCTATTGGTCATGCGATGCCCCCAAAAAAACCCGCGCCTTGCGGGTGAAATCCATCATCCCGAAAATGGGAAGTGCAAGGCGCGGGCAGTGTGGACGCGTCGAACCCGGGGTGGGCAAAGCGACGCGCTTTGGCTGCGTTTCGAACGCTCGCCAAATTCATAAAGGGGTGGCCGATGTGAGGGCTTCAAACTTTGCCCATGCCGCGCCGATGCCACCGGCGGCAATCAGGCACATGGCAAAGCCAACGGCCAGATTGTTTTCCAGAAAGCTGTAAAACCGTTCGCGGATAATCTTTTTCATAGGGCACCCCCAGCCAGCAAGCGGCGGGCATTGTCGGCCAGTGCGTTGCGGGCGCGTTCGTGCCCCACGTCTTTGGCCAATGCAGCGTTCGCAGGGCTGTCGTCATGGCCAAACCAAGCCTCCACCAAATCACGCGACCATTTGCTGCGCCAGACAATGGCGCGTTCGTCATGCAAGCGGACGCCATGTTCAAAGCGCGGCGTGGCAGGCGCAGGAAAGCCATAGCGGCTATGCAATAAACGAATGTGCGTGATGATTGTGCGGCGGCTTGCGCCATGATGACCATCGGACAAAGCAAAGCGCCGCGCAATTTCCATTACGGTAACCGGCCCCTGCGGAACAGCGACGGCGCGGGACACGGCACGTTCGCGTTCGGCGCGGGTTAGCGGCAAATGCGCGACATTTGCACTGTTGCCACTAACCGACGTGACAGAGTTTGAACGGTTCATTTAATCCTCCAAGGAAAATACGATGGAGGATCATTATTCCATTAGAATAAAATATGCAATAGGCAAAGTATTCCCATAGGCAAAAATGCAAACGAACGTAATCTCAGTGCTTAGGCGACTTTCGGAAAAGGCAGAATTTCAGGCGCTTGTTTGAACGTCTGCTGCGCCTCGGCCAAAACTGTGGCGCTATGTGCAAAGGCGTCATTTTGCCGCATGGCGGCGACAACCTTGCGTTCGGCATCGGACAGCGCGTCGGGATTGTCTTCTGCGGTCAGCAAGTCCGCCACATTTACATCTAACGCACTGGCAATGCGCTTAAACCGTTCATAAGAGATATTGCGATCCGCAATTTCCCATTTTTGCATGTGCCCGATGGTGACGCCGACGCGCTTCGCCAGTTCCTTTAAGGTCAAGCTGCGGAGCTGCCGCCATTCGCGGATGCGATTGGGAGCATTGTCGAGTGTTTTGCTTTTACGTGCCATAGAGGCTAAATTTATCACTATTGCTGTCATGGTAAAAATCCTATTCTGAATAAAAGTTGAAATTATCGCTTGCACAAATGTATTCTATGAGAATAAAAAGGGCAAGTGAAGACAGCATCAACCACAAAAGCCGGACAAAAGATTGAGGCGTATCGCGATCAGCGGGACGCCCGGTTGACGCGTGAGGCATTGGCCGACCGAATCGGTTTTGTCACCGCCAGCGCGGTGCAGCAATGGGAGCGGTTCGGCAAAGTGCCGAATGCGCGGACGATGAACCGCATCGCCGACATGGGCATCGCGGCGCACGCCGACTGGTTTGAAGCAGCGGTCATATATGAACGCCCGTTGCTGTGCACCTTATGCGACCTGCGCACCGACGACCCCGTGGTGCGCAGTTGTTCGGAAGCGAATTGCCCGAATGTCGGGCAGGAACATAGCCAGATGGAGAGGGCAGCATGAAAGCCGATATCGATATCCAGATCGTGTGGAACGAGAATAAGGGCGAGGTGCAGTTGTTCATCGGTGATTTCCGCATTGGCCTGCCGCCTGCGCTGTGTGAACAGTTGGAAAAGGAATTGGCCGCAGCGCGGCGGGTGCCGGAACGGGCGCGTGAAGCGGCGCAATTTCAGCCATCATGGAACAGTGACCCCGATACGCTTATCACAGATGGTGGCGTAATCACGCCAATTGCAGATAAGGATTGGTCTCACCGTGCGTGATAGCCGCGCCGCATCGATCAAGGAATGGGAAACGCGTAAGCGGCGCGCGCAGGTGCTTGGCGCTTCTCTCGAACTTTATGGCCCTGACGGCAGCAAACTCGGGACCGAGCGGCATAAGGTCAAGTCGATCGCGGAGATATTTCACAGATTGCAGGGTGGAGCAGCGGTAGCTTGCTTGGTTCATACCCAAGAGGTCGTCGGTTCGAGTCCGACCCCTGCAACCAATCATGGGTCCGGCGACTCTCCTCCCACCCTTGAACGCCGGGCCAATGACGCGGGCATTCATGGCGAAGCGCCGTTCGCCGTGGATGTCCGCCATGCTGTAACGACAGCATAGGTCGGCATTATGAAGGTGGGGACCACAGACATTCAGGCGCGCGCACGGGCGGTCAAGGACCGAGTGCCGATGTCGTCTATTGTTGGCATCGATGTGAAGCTGACCAAGAAGGGCAGCGAACAAGAAGCATGTTGCCCGTTCCACGGGGAGCGCACCGGCAGTTTCATGATCAATGACGCAAAGCAATTTGCGCAATGTTTTGGCTGTGGCTGGAACGGCGATGTGATCAAATATTTGATTGAGCGCAAAAGCATGACGTTTATGGATGCGCTGCGGATGCTTGAGGCCGATGCAGGGATTTCGTTTGATACGCCGGCCAACCGCGCCGAGGTCGAGCAGCGCCGCATTGAACGCCAGCGCAGCGAGGAAGAAGCGGCCAAGCAAAAGCAGGAGTCGGCGCGCGGATTGTGGCAATTTGCCGCGCCGATGAAGGACACGCCCGCGCAGAAATATTTTGAGGGTCGCCACATTGATTTTAGCAAATTAGGTAAGTTGCCGGGCGCAATCCGATATCGGCATGATACTTGGAACGCCGAATTACGGCGCAATATCCCCGCCGTCGTCACCGCAATAATCGGCATCGATGGCAAGCATATCGCCACGCACCGCACGTTTTTGGAGCATACGGGCAAAGGTTGGGTGAAAGCCAATCTTGATAAGCCAAAGACGATTTTAGGTGGGTTCAAAGGCGCGGCCATGCCGATCCACAAAGGCAGTTGCACCAAGACGCTGCGCGATATCGACGCGGGCACGCCCGTCTATGTCAGCGAGGGGATTGAGGATGCGCTCACCATCGCAATGGTCGATCCAACGCGGCGGGTATTGGCAGCGGGCACGCTGGATAAAATTGGCTCGTTGATATTGCCTCCCCAAGCGGGCGACCTGGTGATCGTCGGGCAATGGGACAAGCGCCAGCCCGACAAGCCGCGCGATGCGGTTGCCGCATTGGAAGCGTGCATCGCATTGCAACAAGAGCAAGCCGAACAACAAATGACGGCAGACGGCGAAGTGCGCGGTGTCAGCATCCTATGGCCACCGCCCGGATATAAGGATTTTAACGACGTGTTGCGCGGTGTGAAGATGCCCGAAAGCGAAGCTTTCCAATCAAAGGGACCGATAGTGTGAGCAAAAAATATCCAATGGCAGCGCCGCCAAGCGATTGGAGTGCATTTGGCACCGGAGAGCGCGACGCACAATGCGATGCCGAAAGGCTGGCAGCAACACAATATGTCCTGCAGCGGTTGAATGGCCTAATTTTACGCGGTCACATTGAAGAAGATTTGTTGAACGGCATGGGAATGGCGTTGACGCAGCTCGTATTCGGAGTGAACGGCAATGCCCCAACGGAGCAAAGCCGCCAAGGATTGCATGAGCTTCTCGATCTTTGGTGGATGATGTGCGCTTCGCATCCCGCGTCGCTTGATGGTGCAACCAAGCAATGAGCCAGCCCTTCGACAGATATTGGAGGGTGTGCACGACGTTGCCGGAACGCAAAGGGCAGCTTTGCCGCATCCTTGCGCGCGGCACGATGAATTCATGCCTGATCGAATTTCAAGATGGCGTCCGCCATTGCGTTAGCCGCTGGGCCGTTCGGAAGGTGGTGGCGTGAGTAAAATTCCAAAATATCCAAGTTGGGTTGAACGAGAGTTCGGCCGCAAAACGGCGCGTGAAATACATAAACGCCATTTGAAATGGCAAAGGGGCAGGCGGCGCTGCCGCAATAGCAATGCACCCACAATGCAAACGGGATTTTATCAGTGGGGCCTTTTGCGTGACGGTCGTTTGGATGAACTGGCAAAGCACATCGCTGACGAGAAACGCGTGGCAGCACATTGGGCCGCATTGATAGGGGCAGGCAAAGTGTCCCGTCGGTCAGAACCGGCTTGGCCCGATCCTTTTGCCAGACCTAATCGGCGCAACCACAAATGACGTCCGAGTCCAACCTCGACGCCGTTGCCGCCGCTGCTGCTACGCCGCAGCCCGCGCCCGATATGCGCAAGCGCAAGCCGAAGTCTCGCGAAGAACGCGAGGAAGGGCAAAAGCATGTCTATCTGCCGCTTGACGCGCCAATAACGCCTCTCGGCAAAAATGGTGTCTCAATTATCCTGCTTGATGAAAGCAAACAGATTGCGACGGTAAAACCGCAGGAATTGGGCAAGGGATTGTTGGCGCTGTTATGCGGTGAGGAATGGTTGACCGAGGTTTTCCCCCAACAAAAGCTGGTGCCCGGCACCGGCAAGGGCAACACAGACCCGCAATTTTACACAGACGGGTTTAACCAGAACGACGCGCAGATGGCGATTATCGGCGCGTGCCGCGTCAAAGGCATATTCAAGCCCGAAGGCAAGATATTCGGGCGCGGCGCACATCGGGGCCGCGACGACGATCAACAATTGTTGCTGCACATGGGCAACAAGGTTTTGATATCATCGGCGGGCGATTGGCGGCGCGGTTCGGGCAAGGTCGCAAAAGACAGGATCGACGTCCGCGTTGAGCGCGCCGGTGCCATAGGCGGCAAATATTATCCCGCCGACGATGCCTTGCCACCGCCCGCCGCCGAGGCATCAACCCGTGACGAGGCCGAGCAATTGTTAAAGCTGTTCGCCAAATGGTATTTTGTCGACGGCGGACGCGATGGAAAGCCCGGACCCGCTGAATATCTGTTGCTTGGCATGGTCGGGCAGATGTTTATTTGCGGCGCGCTGAATTGGCGGCCGCACGTATGGCTGGCCGGACCAACGGCGTCGGGAAAATCATCATTGCAGCGCATCATCCGCGCAATTCATGACGATTGGGTATTACGTGCCGAGGATGCCAGCGAAGCGGCCATTCGGCAATTGTTGAACAATGACACGTTGGCCGTCATGATCGACGAAGCCGAGGCGGCGGACAACCCCGAACGGCAACGCGCGATGATGAACCTTGCCAAGAAATCATCATCGGGCGGCAAGATATTGCGCGGTGGCGCAGACCATAAGGGGCAGGAATTTACTGCACAGTCGGCGTTTCTGTTTTCCTCCGTTCTGCATACGCCCATGTTGGGCGAAGATCGCAACCGTTTTGCGATATTGGACATGCGCCAAGTGCCAGCGGCCATCGATCCGTTTGAGGTTGGGCCGTTATTGCCATTATGGCGGATGGTGGGGCGCAAGATGCACCGCCGTATGTTGGAACAATGGCCGCGTTTTGAAGCCACGCTGGCGACATATAAGCGCGAAATCCACAGTCACGGCTATGAAGGGCGGTGGCAAGACACCTATGGCACCTTGCTTGCCTGTGCCGACATGTTGTTGTTCGATGAAGCGCCCGCGCATCGCGTTCCGGCGGATGAAACGGACATAACGGAAAAAACATGGGTGCGCATGGTCTTGCCATTGATGGTGCGCGGCAAGGTCGAGTCCAGACCGGATAACGAGCGCGTCATCGCCTATCTTTTGTCGCTAACATTGCCGGGATCGAACGGCCATGCAGCCGAAACAATCGGGCAATGGATTGTGCGCGCAATGGAGCCGCGCACGAGCGACAATGGCGATGAAGCCATATCAAACCCGATTAACGAAGTCGCACGGTCAAGGCTGAAAACGGTTGGGCTTCGGCTTGTCCTGTTGGACAAGGATAAGGACGGCAAGGTTCGGCTTGCCGGTGAGCCAATCATCAATGACTGGAAGAACGCCTATCTTGCAGTTGCCCACGCAACATGCGTGCCGTTAGTCGAACTTTTCAAGAACAGCAATGAATGGCGCGGCGGTGGCTGGCTGCAATCAATGGGTAAGATCGAGGGCGTCGAGAAAGGTCTGAAAATGCGCTTTTCCGGCCCGAACGCCGACAACGCAATTGCCATACCCTTGATGGCTTTGAAAGAAAAAGAGTGATGGCTGGGGCAAAGGCGCCGCGCGGCATTTTCTTTGTGGGCATTGCGCATGACGGGACGCCCGGCGCGGCGTTTCGGGCGCGCAGCCGCGCCCTTGTGGCAAAGCCCGCATATGTCGTGCGCGTTACGTTTAAGCGGCGCATAAAAATAGCCCGGACCCCGAAAAAGCCCGCACCGCTTGGCGACCGGCGATATGCCGCCAATCGTCCGCCGCCACCCGCAGAGCCAGCCACGATCACCCACCCACCGCGCCGCCGGATAATATGTAGCGGCAAGGATATTCCCAGTTCGATGGAAACCCGCGCCGCACAGTGGAAGAAATCGACATGAACCCACACACACCCACCGCGCGCGAGTTGGTCCCGTGCGCAGGCTTGGAATGGTTATCACGGTCCACTGCTGGCGCAGACCTCGCCACTTGATGCCGGTGCAAGCCAAAATATCAGATCCGAACTTACCCGCGCTAAATGCGTATTTCAGCTTTCCGCGATCCGCAATGCAATGGGGATAGCCGTTCCAGAGGAGAATAAGTGATGGGCGAATTTACAAAAATAGAGTGGTGCGACCACACTTTTAATCCGTGGATCGGATGCACCCGCGTTAGTCCGGCTTGCGACAACTGCTACGCCGCCGACATGATGGACACGCGCTACCATCGCGTCAAATGGGGCGCGGGAGAACCACGTTCGCGCACGTCAGACGCCAACTGGCGCAAACCGATCCAATGGGACCGAGCCGCCGCCAAGCAAGGAACGCGCCCATTTGTCTTTTGCGCGTCGCTGGCCGATGTGTTTGACAATGAGGTTGACCCGCACTGGCGCTCTGATTTGTTTGACCTGATACGCGCTACCCCGAACCTTGTATGGCTATTGCTGACAAAGCGCATTGGTAATGTTGTAAAGATGGTAGGCCATGGAAGCCGATGGCCCGAAAACGCAGCGCTCGGCGCGACGATGGCAACCCAAGCTGAATATGATCGGGATGCCATTAAACTGGCGATGGCGCGAGAAGCGCTTGACCCCTTGTTTACCTTTGGCAGCTTTGAACCACTGCTCGGTGAAGTGGAGTTGGACTATGAAGCGCCGGACTGGATCATAGTCGGTGGCGAGAGCGGCCCGAACGCAAGGCCAATGGACTTGGATTGGGCGCGGTCGTTAAAAGCCGACTGCCAGCGACTTGGGCGGATTTTCAATTTCAAACAGGTTGGCGGTCGCAAGTCTGACAAGGGTGGGCACGATCTTGACGGGAAAACATATTTTGCGCGCCCCAACGCACAACAGGAGAATAAGTGATGGGTAAGCGGACTCTGGATAAAATGCGCGACAAGGGTGTCAAAACTTGCCCGGCTTCTCGCCATGCCCACTTAATTGTTGATGCCATGCGCTCGAAGGACGGCATAGGAAAACTACTGCGAGATGCCGGATATGAGCCGGATCACATGGCTGACAGCCTTGAAAGCGTAATCATCTCATTATGGGAAGCGCGGCGGTATCTAGAATGGAAGTCGCTGCCGGCAAAAGGCAAGAAGCTTTCAAATGGCCATTGGGTTCCGATCACCCCACCAGATAAACAGGGAGATAAGTGATGGCGAGTGAACTACCTATAGTGACGCGGTTGCGTTCAAGTATTTGTGAAAACAAGTGCAAGGCTATGTTGGCAAGCAGTGGTTGCGATTGTGCCGAAGCCGCCGATCTCATTACTGAACTGACAGAGGCTTTGCGTAACGTTCAGATTGAAGCAGAGCGCGAGAAAGGCTCTTGGGTTCATCTCAAACGCGTCATTGCGTTAAACTGCAAGCAAGCCCTAGCAAAAGCAGGAGGCCAGCCATGATTGACATTAAACAAAAAGCGATAGCACTTCTAAATGAGGTGAAGACGGAGCAAGGATACAACAACTTGCCAACCTCGATAAACCGCCATTTCCTCATCGACGAAGCCCTATGCCGCGCCATCAAACAGCACGAAGCTACCAAGCAAGAGTATAGCGACTTCCGGCAAAAGGTGAGCAATGCAGTAGTTGAGTATCGCTTACCCGAAACGCGTGAACGTGGTTTTGAGACACTGAAATCCTTCATCATCCCTGCGCCCAAGCCTGACCCGATGGTTGTCTTATGCGACCACATAGGGCTTGGGCATACAGACACCAAGGATATGGCAAACGACTTCCGCGCCGCACTGGACGCGCTTGGCTTTGAGATAGGGGAGAAGGGGCGATAATGTCACACGCACTTGAACGAACAAGCCCAAAAGGAACGCCGTTTGTTGGGCAATGCACGAAATGCGGGAAAGAAAATGTTACCCTTTCCATGATGCACGAGCATTGCGTCAATCCTGCAAACATAACGGAAGCGGAGGCTTTGGAGTTAGCCTTGCGCTTGCCAGCCAGAAAGGACCAATCATGACACAGGCACACGAACTTGGCCTTGGTATATTGCTTGCCGCGTCGCTTTCGGTCGCGTCGCTGGCAAAGATATTCCGGTGCAGCGAAGCAGAGGCCGAAGGTTTCAAATGCCAAGCCATCGCCGATCTTTGCACGCTTAATCACCAAATAAAGGCCGCGCGAAAGTTGAGCAATTGAGCACCCTTAGCCGCGCCACGGAGAAAAGAAAAATGAGTGACGAATATCTCAAAAGCATTGCGCAAAGCCTTAAAATGCTGACTTACCTTGTTGCCGCGCTTATCGGCGTAATGATTGCGAAATGAGCACCCTTAGCCGCGCCACGGGGACCACGCGGGAGCGGCGGCGGAATGATTTTTACGCCACGGTCGATCCGCGCGCGGTCGTGCCGTTATTGCCGTTTTTGGAACCGGAAGCCTATTATTTGGAACCATGCGCCGGTGACGGGTCGTTGATTGGCCTCCTCGATGTGCATGGGCACCAATGTTATGGCCGGTTCGACCTGGAGCCGCAATGCCCCTATATCCCGCGCAGGGACGCCCTGACGCTACAGACCCGTGAATTGCGGATCATCACCAACCCGCCATGGTTTCGCGCGTCGCTGCATCCGTTAATCGAACATTTTGCGGCCATGGCCGATGAAGTGTGGTTGTTGTTCGATAGCAGTTGGCCGCACACAAAGGCGGCAACATCCATCGGCCAGCGGCTGTGCACCGATGTTGTCAGTGTCGGCCGCCTCAAATGGTTCCTAAACAGCAAGCATGACGCGACCGATGATTGCAGTTGGTACAGGTTCAGCACGGACAAGTCCGCGCCGACTCGGTTCCATTGGCCAAGCGGCACAAGGGACCAATCGGCGCGGTTGCTTTGATGTTTACCTTAAAACGATCATGTGGCATGTGGCGACAATGAATAGAGAACAAGCCAGCCCTGCACCGCTTGCCTTTGGTGGCGACCTGTTCGGCTATCCTATCCATCCCCAACCCGTGGCGACTTGCGCCGCGCCTCTTGTCGCGTTGATGCACTATCCCGATGCTCTGTGGCTGTGCCGGATGGGAACGCCGGTTGAACAGGCATTGGAGCAAGTCAAGGCAAGGGACCAATCGGCGCGGTTGCTTTAGGATTTACGTTTATGGCGCGCTGTGGCATGTCGCGGCAATGCTATTGGCATTTATGATAAGCGGCGCGGTAATGGGGGCGGTTCACCGCCTCGGCATGGCGGGACGGATTCCAAATTACGGGATCGAAGCTGTTAAGCCAAAGCTGCGAATGATTGCGCTGGTTATCTTTGCCCTTTCCATCGCGCCTTATGCGTCAACCGCAATGGGCTTTGCCTTGATGTTGCTGTGCTTCGTCGGCGCGTGGAAAGTCGCGGCGGTGATTGTTGATGTGGCGCTGGAATATATGTAAAATTAAATCAGGCTCATTTGGCCGCGCCGGTCGGTGGTCGGCGCAAACTGGCTGACAATGAAAACTTCGTCGTTGTTGCACGCAAATAGCTTGCGGAAGCGCGGCGTTTCGCCGTCCCACTCCACGACCAATTCGTTGATGTAACAATAATCATTCTTTGTGCGGATGAAGTCGACGCCCTTCTGGTCGATCAACACAAGTGACCAAGAATGAAAGTCGGGATAGGTTTGATACTTCTTTACGGTCTCGATCCGATACGGACCAGTGTTGTAGCTTGTGCAAATGACAGTGCCGACCGGCAAAAGGTCGCCAATCGTTGGGCGGCTTTCATCTTCGCGGCGCAATTCGTCCGGCGCTGGTGGACCAAGGCCGGACAGGTCGCGCGCATATTCGGAGTGCGGCCTACTGCTCATTTCCGCACCGCCACATAGCTAAGCGCCTCGGCAATATGAATGCGGTTCACAATGCCGCAACCGGCCAAATGGGCGATTGTGCGCGCAACGTCGTGCACCGCGTTTTGCGCCGGAAAGTCCAGCTTCATGGCTTCGGTGGCTTGCTTCATCAGCCGCCGTGCATGATCGTCAACCGAAAGCGGCAAAAGGCCGTTCATACGTTCGCGCGCGGCGGCGATGCGGGCGGCGATTATGGCGCTGGTTTCGGTGTAGCCTTCATAGCCCGCAAAATCATCCAGCCCGCAAGCCATCGGCGCGGCGTCGGGATCCTCAAACTCGCTAACGTGGTGCATAAATGCGCCCGCAGCGTCACCGTCGGCCATGCTGCGCAAGTGCCATAGCCGCGCGCATAGGTCAAAGCTGACGCGAATATCGCCGCTGATCGCCAAGTCATGCTTGCCAGTTATGGCAATTTCGGCGGCGCGCTTTGCAGTTTCGTGGCCTTTGACGCGGGACAGGCAGAAGCCTTGCGCGGTGATCGCCATGGCTTCGGAAATCAACGCGGCAGCCGCTGCGCCGGTCGCCTGCTTATTAAAGCGCGGCGGGGCATTGTCCGACATTGCCAACAGCATGGCCGTGTCGGGGCGGCAGGGCCGTCTTATGACAGGCGCGGCGGCAAACAGGTCCATTTGCATCATGGCTTCACCGCCTTCATGACGGCTTTGACTTCGGGCCATCGGACGAAAATTTTTGACCCGTCTTCAAGGTACACTATCGGGCCGTTGCAGTTTAAATCGACAACGGTCGCGCTTTGGGGATTGATCCAACAATTGCCCTTAAGCGATTTAAATTTGATGCTATCGCCGATAGCAATGGCGACGTAGCGATATTTAATTGTCTTGGTCATTAGATCATCCTCGGTTCGTTAGCTGCAATGAAAATGGGTAAATGGCCCGCGTCGCGTTGATCGACGTGCATGGCGCGGCGATGCGGCCCGTTGACGGCGGCGGCTATCATTTGCCGATCGCGCTCCGCAATAAAGCGGTCAATGCCGGCCAGTGCGTCGTCGCGTTCGGCAAGCAGTTGCTCTTTGGTTGTGGTGGCTTTCATGATTGCACCACCTTTGCCTTGGCATGGTCTGCCATGGTTCCATGATCGCGAAACGGATAGCGCGAGGTGCCCAGCGCCGCCGCCATGGCGGCAGGTGAGGCGAAGCGCCGCGTCGGTTGTATCTTTGATAGTTTCATGTGTCGGACTCCATTTCCGGTTGATGATGTAATCATCCTATTAGAATAAATAATATGTTGTCAATAGGAATAATTATCGCAGATTTCCGCCATTCTCGCCGATGCAGCGCGCCAACGGCGCGCGGTGCGCATCGGATCCTCATTCTTCGCCCCGACCCGTTGAGACAAGCTGCTATTTGTGGTCGCGCGGGTGCTTATGCATCGGTTTACCCGATCCCCGACCCAAAGATTACAATCAAAGATTGGGGCCGATTTTGGCTGTGCCTCGTGGGTCAGGGGTGTTCCGGATGTTCTGACGTTGTTTTAGCATAAGTGAGCAATATCAATATGTTGTGCAAATGTTCTGGCGTTCTGTTCTACCGGTCAAGGCCTCCATGCGCGGTATGTGCACACGCGCCTTATGCGCGCGCGAGACATAGAACGTAGAACAAGCGCCTGATTTACGTTTTATTACATATACTTCGGCTGTTCTATAGATAGAACATTCAGAACGGCATAGATGGGTTATTGCCAAATAGATGAATTGCGTGATAGCAACGCGGCCCATGACTTCGATCAATTCTGCGCGGATGAATAAAATAGGGGCCGGATATTCCGGTTCGCTCTGTGCACACGTGTCGCGGGGGGGCGTCGGGCGTCTGGCTCCAGAAAAATTTGCGGATCGGGGCGCGTTGCGCGTCGGCGGGCGGGTCGACGGCGGATTTTGCGATACGGCTGCGCGGGCATTGGCCGCGACCGGCGTTGGCATCCTATCGACGGATTTCTGCGGGTTTCAGAGCGTTGATCGCGCCGGAGTCTGTCTGGTTTTGTCTGTCTGGTTTCGGGAAAGCCGCGCAAATGCACCGTTTGGAAAGGCATGTCTGCTAATTGGGAATTTGACGCGCAACTGGCCTCTTGGCGCTGCTGGGGGGGTGGCATCGCGTTTCCAGACGCCCGCGCGGCAGGGGGGTGCAACCCCCTTTGGCCCGCCCGCGCTGTCTCTATGCCCGTCGCGCAAGCCGCGCTGGCAGTTTTTGAAAAAGGATCACCTCGGGCCGGAATTGCCCTCGATATCGTGCACCACGCTTTGCTGGCTTGAGGATTTCCTCGTCAGGGTGCGCAAAATCTATCGAGGCCGAATGGGGTCGGGGGTGCGGGCGGTGCGCGAAAGCGTTTTGAACAGACGCTTAGCGCGCCGCCCAATAGGCAAAAGCCAAATTTTGAAGGCTCGGGTAGGGGTGCAAGCGATGCTTTCCGGTCGCTTTGGGTTGAACGGAATCGGGAAGCTATGCCCGGTTGCGTGTCATGTCAACTAAGACTTCGGCCCTTGAAAACGCGTTCCGTGAAGTGGCGGATGGCAGCGCGATTTTGGGCGCGCCGATGGAAGCTGATCAACTGGATTTGCTGCGGGATGATCGCGGCAGTCTTCCGAAAAATGTGTTTCAGCTCGCGCGGCAAAAAAAGGCAGGACGCCCGCCTGGGTCGGAAAACAAGCGCAATCAGGTTTTGGCAAAACTGATTTGCCAGCAGTCGGGTGATCCGGTTCTGTTTATGGCTAGCATTTATTCGATGCCACTCGATCAAGCGGTCGAACTTATCAAGCTGGCAGCACCGGGAAGTGGTAAGGCCCCGCCCGGTGATCTCGCGGTTAAGGCATTATCGCTGCAATTACAGGCAGCAAAAGCAGTGGCAGATTATGTTCACAGTAAGAAACCAACCGAAGTCGCGGTCGATCATCGCGTCGATGGCACGATTGTCGGTTTTGTCGCGCCGGGGCAGGGCGATATAGGCCCGGTCGGTGAAGTCATGAAGCGGATCGGTGACGCGGTGCAGGCGGGCACCATTGATTCGGGGCAAGTGTTGGATTTCCGAATTGTCGATGGCGAATATCGCTTGCCCGATGATGATGGCGATGACGCATGAGCGGTATTGCGGCCATGATGGCACCTGTGGGGCCGATTGCAGAGGCTTTCGTCAATGATTGGCGCAAAATCACAGGCATAATGGGGCCGGTCGGTTCGGCAAAAACCACAAGCTGCATCCGCAAAATCATTACCGCCGCTTTGAAGCAAAATCCGGGGCCTGACGGCGTTCGGCGCGTGCGCGGGGCGGCTATCCGCAACACATATCCGCAGTTGGAACGCAACGTCCTCAAAAGCTGGTTTGGCTGGTTTCCGAAGGATATTGGCAAGTGGAACGGCAAAAATCTTGTCCACGAGCTTAATCTGAACTGGCTTAATCCACAGACAGGTGAGACAATCCGCATTTACATTGAAATGCACTTCATCGCGTTAAATGAACGCAGCGCAGAGGAGGTTTTGCGCGGTCTTGAATTGACGCTGATCTGGATTAACGAAGCCGATACCGTCGACCCGAGCGTATATTATTTCGGTATGACCCGTATTGGCCGCTATCCCGATGCAAAGCTGGGTGGTTGCGCGTGGTCGGGCATCATCATGGATTTTAACGCGCCCGATATCGACAATTGGGTGTATGATTTATTTGTCGATAACAATCTTGGGCTTGATGCGGAATTAGAAGCGGAATTGCGGGCGCAATTAGGACCATTGTTCGGGGTAGGTTTCTATCGGCAGCCGGGTGGCCGTTCCGTCGATCCGCCGCCTGAAAATCTAGCCAACTTGCCGCCCGGATATTATTTGCAGCAAGTCATGGCGCTATCGAAAAAGCCAAACATGCTGCGCCGCATGGTCGATAATGAATTTGGCACGACGGTCGATGGTCAGCCGGTATATCCCGAATATAATCCCGGTCTGCATTATGCCGGCCAGCGTCTTGCGCCGCTTTCGGATTATCCGATTTATGTAGGAATAGACGGGGGGCGAACCCCTGCGGCGGTGTTTTTTCAGGTGCCGGGCTATCTGAGGCTATTGAGCGAGGTCGTGATTTACGACCCGAAAAAAACAAGCTCCGGCGAAAACATCTATCTTGACCGGCTTGGCCCAGCGCATTTCGGCGAATTGATGCGCGAGCATGTTCTCGACCATTTCGGTGATCGAGAGGTCAAATGCGTATTCTATGACCCGTCAATTGATTTTGGGCAGGAAGAAGATTCCTACGAATGGCTGCGCGTTTTGAAGGCTGAATTTCCGTGCAAATATAAAGCGGGCGGGGATGCGGCAAACAGGGTTGAACCGCGTCTGGAGGCTATGCGCCATTGGTTTAACTCGTCGCCCGGCGGGCAACCCGGTGTGCTTGTTGGCAGTGATTGCCCTGTGTTGCGCCGCGCGCTTTCGGGTGGATATATTCTTGTCCAGCGTAAGACTTCGACCGGGCTATCGTTAAGCGCAAAGCCCGACAAAGGGCCATTTTCGCATGTCGCCAACGCGATAGAGCATGGCGTTTTGGGCTATAAAATGCGCGGCTCTGCGATCGAGGGGCAGCGGCAGGATCGCGACCAACGCCGCCATAGCCATCGGCGCACAAAATTCACCGGATATGCAGCTGCGGGAGTGAGATAATGGCATTGTTGAAACCTCTTTTGACCAAAGGACTTTTTGGCGTTGCAGGCTTGTTGGCCGGAAAAAAAAAGAAAGAAGCGCCAGCGCCGCAAATCCAGCAAACAAGAGATACGGGCGCGGAGGATGTTTTTGCGCGCGACAGGCTTTCGCGGAGGCGCGGAGCGGCGTCGAACGCGATTTTGGGCGCAATGGGCGCTGAATCGTCCACTGGCAAACGCCAGCTTGGAACCTAAAACGAAGGGAATTTAAGATGGAAAAGCCAGTAAAAAAGCTAGTAACCGACGAAGTGCGGCAACCAGAGGTTGTCGTGCCTGAAAAGCTATTCGAAAGCGGCGTATTCAAAGCAGCGGTAGCCAGCGCAGTTCATAAGCATTTGACAGAAAGGACAAGCGATCAATACGATTTCGCGGCGGCTATTCTTGAAGTTGTCACCTCATATCTTGACAAAAACCTGCCCGATTTGGTCGCCGCGGCTATGCCGGAAACGTCCGAAGCGAAAGCCGAGCGGGAGCGCCAAGAGCGTGCCGAGGCCAGTGCCGCCGCCGCCGCCGCTAAGGCCGAAGAAATTGCCGATAAGGCCAAAGAAGAGGCCAAGGCGGCCAAACAAGCGCAGCGTCGGCGGCGCTCGGACAAGGAACATGTCGCAGAATTGTTTAATGCAGATGCCGAAAACGCGGTGTTGGGCGGACAAGCCGATTATGCCAATCTGATCGACCTTGATGCCGAATATGTGATTTTGGCCGATGATGGCGCGACATATTGCATCGATTTCAAGCTAGATATCGACCCGAAAGCGGACATGGATATCCATAAGGATCGCGGCGTTTCGATAAAAATCCCTATTGAGGTCGGCAACCTTCCAGAGCGGTTCCGCTTTGCGCGGCTTACGCTGCGCAAGGTTGATGGCGGCGGGGAAGAAGGTCAAATTTTTGTCGGCGGGGAGGGCCCCGTTTTGCGCTGCGAAATTGTGCAGCCATTTTGGGTTGGTGAAGGTCGCAAAGCAGGCTTTCCAGCGAACAGCCTGTTGTTCCGCGCCATCGGTTAATTGTCAGTAAGGGGAAGGTTCATGTTCGACGCGCAGCATATCATGTCCGATCATCAACGCATGGTCGGTGAGCGGTCGAATTTCGATACGCAATGGGGTGAAGTCGCCGACTTGATCCTTCCCCGTCAGGCCGAGTTTAACAGCCAGAATTCAACCGCAGGCGCAGAGCGGACTAACCAGATATTTGATCCTTATGGGACACAAGCGCTGGACGACGGTAAATCTGTTTTTACCAGCTATGTCATGCCGCAAGGCTTTCAACGCATAGTCGCGGCAGAGCCGGAATTGATGAAAAGCAAAACAGTTGCGACGTGGTTTGAGGCCAAGACCAACCGGCTAAATTTCTATCGAAACGAATATCGCAGCGGTTTTGCCGACCAATGCGGTGAAAGCGCCGCCAGCCTGTTGGCATTTGGCAATCAGGGTATGAGCGTCGATTTGCGTTGGGACCACCGCACGCAAAAGCCCGTTGGCCTGAAATATCGGTCAGAGCATATCGGTTCGCTTTGGGTCGATGAAGATTGGCAGGGCACAATCTATCGCACCCACCGTTGCCTTGAATTGTCCGCCGAGCAAGCGTTTTTGAAATGGGGCAAGAAGCTGGAAGCTGCGCCGACGGTGTGGAAGGCATCGCAGGATCCAAAGACAAAGGCGAACAAGTATAAATTTTTGCACCGGATCGAGCCGAACCCGTCAATAGTCGAGGGTCGCGCCGATTATGCAGGTCGCCCCTTTATCAGTTGCTATGTGTCGATTTCAGACAAGTCCGTTATCGACCATGGCGGTTACGGGTCGGCACGGCTGACCTATTCGCGATTGAATAAAAGCCCGACGGAAAAATATGGTCGCGGTCGCGGGGTTGATATCCTGCCCGCGCTTAAGGAATTGCAGGCAATCAACATCGATTTGATGGTTGGGGCCGAAATGGCGTTGATGCCACCACTTGCCGCGCATGAAGACATGCTTGACCAGCAATTGATCTATGGCGCGCGGCAGATAAGCTATGGCGCCATAAACGCGCGCGGCGAACCGATGGTGCAGCGCCTGTTCGACGTTGGCGATGCGACGCCCGCCATGACGATTCAGGAACGGTTATACGCGATTATTGACAAAGCGTTCTTCCGCGACATGTTGTTGGGCAACAAAGACATGAAAAGCCATGTGACCGATAGCCAGCTTTATGAGCGGTTGCAGGAAAAAGGCGTGCTGTTGCAGCCTTTGGCACGGCAGATGGACGAGTGGTTTTCGCCGATGAATGATGCGGAAATCGAGTGCATGGCGTTGCTGGGCGATTTTGACGATATGCCCGGAGAAGTGCGCGAAGCGGGCGGCGAAAAAGCGTTAATTTACGACAATCCGTTAACCCGTGCGCAGCGCGCCGAACAAGCGGGCGGATATTTCCGCGTTGCCAACCAAGTGTTGACCATGGGCCAATATGCGCCCGAAGCGGTCAAGGAATTTATCTCGCTCTATCCGTTGCGCAAGGTCGTTCCCGGCCTAGCCGAAATTGAGGCGATCCCCGCAAGCTGGGCCGCGACCGAAGCCGAATTGGAAGAAAGCGACGCCGCCGATGCGCAGCAACAGGAAATGGCGAACCTGACCGAAGTTGCACCCGTAATTGCCGATGTCACACAGAAACTTAGCCAGGCGCAGGGCAATGTCGCTTAAGGCCGATATGCAGGCCGCCATCGGTGCGGCACAGGAAAATCGCGCAGGATTAAAGCGCCAAGCCGCGCGCCTGTCCAAACGCACAGGCCCGGCGCGGCGCTTGTTCCTCGACAAAGACGGCAATGTTACCGACGATGCCGCCGCCTTGTTTTCCGACTTGGCCCGTGAAGCGGGGATGAACCGGCGCGGGTTTGTTCCAGATGCAGATTTGCGATTATTTCGGGACGGTGGCCAACACATCGTCCGTTACCTCATCGACCTTTTGGCGATTAACCCTCGCCAAATCGATACCTTGCACAGAAAATTAGAGGAAATTGACAATGGACGGAACTGAAGGTGCCGCAGGGGCGGCAGGTGAAAATAACGATGGCGGCGCAGCGGCCGTAGCAATCGCCGCAGCGGCGGCAGGCGCGACGGGTGGCGACGGCAGCGGTGGCGATGGTGGTCAGTCGGGCGCTGATTGGCGGACGGCCATAACCGACGAAGCGTTGCGCGCTGACCCTACGATTGCCAATTACAAGTCGCTCGACGATCTTGTAAACGGGCATAAATCGACAAAGGCGCTGGCGTCCAGCAAAGTGCCGATGCCCGGTGAAACGCCGGAAAGCCAGCAAGCGTTTATGGATGCGCTGCGACCCGCCGATGCGGCGGTATACGACATCACGGTGCCCGAAGGCTATAAGCCCGAATTTGCCGAAGGTTTCCGTGCGAAGGCACATGAGCTGGCGTTGCAGCCATGGCAAGCCAAGGCAATCGCCGATTGGAATAATGAATTTTATGCCGCAGAGGCGAAGGCGCAGAGCGATGCCAGCGAAGCCGAGGTTAGCGAATTCAAAAAATCCTATGGGTCAAATTACAACGCGCAATTGGGCAAGGTCGGTTTGATGCTGCAACAAGCCGGTCTTCAATTGTCGGAAGAAGATTTGGGAGAGCTGGATGTCAAATTGGGCAGCGCCAATCTGCTCCGGTTCATGTTCGATATGGCCGACCGAGTCGGGCCGCTGGAACAGATTAGCGGTGACGATAATCCCGGCATGAATGGCGGCGTTGCGGCGGCGCAGGCCGATGGTATCTTAAAAGAAAAGCAAACAAACCCCGAATGGCGCAAAAACGCGCTTGTTTCCGGGACGCCAGAGCAAAAAGAATATGAGCGTTTGACCCGTTTGGTAGCGCAAGATCGCCACGCGCAACAGCAGCGTGGAAAAACTGCTTGACGTAAATTATTCTATTTGACAAATAAGGGGCGTCGGAATGTTGGCCTGTCGAACTTGTAATCCGGCAGGTCAACTCGATCATAACCAGCATCCCCGCGATAGCGGCCCTGGTGCAAGCCTGTAAGACAGGCGGGTCGAGCGGACCGAAAGCGCCAGAGCGGCCCAGGGCGAACCTGCATCCCCGCTTGAAATCCATGAAAAACGATTTTGAGCGAAAGGAATGGCCAAATGGCACAAGATTATGCCGATACAATGGCAACCGTACAATTTGAAAAGGCAGTCGAGTTCCAGCTTTTAGAAATCAAAGATGGCTTTGAAGCCATGTGCGATTTCCGAGGCGGATGCACAGGTGAAAAGGTCGAAATCACCGACCGTTTTAGCACGATGAAAGCAAAGCGCATCGAGGGTCGGTTGCAAAAGGTAAGCCTTAGCAACCCCGATGTCGAGCGCCGTTGGGTGCACAAGCAGAATAGCGTCAGCGTTCATACGGCAATCGATATGGACGACCAGCTTGCAACCGAAATCCCGCTGGATTCGCCGTTGGCCACCAATGTTGCGCGTTCGATTAAAGTCGCCCGCCAGGACGAGTTCCTCGTCGGTCTTTATGGCACGGCCTATCGAGGCAAGGAAGGCACCGATCAAGTCAGTTTCCTTTCGGCTAATGTGCTTGCTGCGGATTGGACTGGCACAGCGTTTGATACTGTCATGCGCGGGTTGACGCTGGCAAAATTGCGTTGGGTCCGTAAACGTGCGCGCCAGTTGATGATCGACCCGGCGGTCGAAAAATTGCACATGGGGATTAGCGCGGAAGAAATCGAAGATTTGTTGCAAATCAACGAATATATCAGCCGTGATTACAACCCCGATAGTCAAACGGGTAAGCCGTTGAGTTCGGGTGCGCAGCAAGCGTTGCAAGATGGTGAGCCTACGGACTTTATGGGCATTCATTTTGTGCCGATGGAATTCACCAACAGCGAAGCCTATCCCGAAAGTTCGCTGCTTGCCGTGAATGGTTCCGGCCATCGTCGGTGCCCTGTATGGGTGCCATCGGGCATGTCGGGCCGCGAATGGCTAACCATCCAAACAAAGCGCGATATTCGCGCCGACTTGGACGGCCACCCAACGCAGTTCAGCGCCTATACCAATGTGCGCTATTCCCGTCGTGACGAGAAGAAGTGCTTTATTCTCGAATGCGGCAATAGCTGATGACGTGACGGGGCGGCAGCGCCCCGTCGCCGACCCGTGTTTTCGTTTGGATTGGTCCCCAAACATATCAAGGAGAAATTATCATGCCCGGTTATGGAAGTTATCGTACCGGTGTCAACGACGGCACCGATCCAAGCCCCAAGAAAGTCCCAGGCGCGGTCAATGGCGGCAATAAATGCTCGTTTGTTGAACGCTTTGACTTGTCGCAGGCAAATGTTCTGAAAAACATTGGTCAGAACAATTTGGTTGCCGAAATTCCGGAGGGCCATGCGCCTTTGTCAATCAAGGTATCGTCGTCGGTATCGCTGACGACCGCACAATTGTCGTTCGGTACGCCTGCGGCTCCTGCGTTTTTTGGTGCGCTTAAGGCTTATGGCACGACAGCAGAGGCGATTGTTGAATATCTGCCGGTTGCGCGGCGCGGTGTGTTG